CGAAAACTCGTGTGACCCGGATTACATCCTTAACGGCGTTGAACTCCGGTACGACGATCTCGACCTCGTACCGGATAATTACGGCGAGGAAAGCGAATCAGTTTAACTAAGGAGGCAATCGCATGGCCAGAAGAAAATATTCATCGGATGCTGAACTCGCCGAGTTCGATGCCGAAATGGATGCGGTATGGAACCGCAAGCCGGTCTATTCCCCGACGCCGGAAACCCTGCCGGAAGGCGTGGTACATTTTGCACCAGCCGCTTTGCCGACCGGCGTGCAGTTCGACCGGCCAACCGGCTGGTTTTACACCAGCTACAACCCCGAGACCCACGAGGGCGAAGGCTGGTTCGGAACTGAAGACCGTCAGAGCTACGACTTCGAGGATGAGCTCCGCGAAGACGAGTACGGCGACCTTGTCCTCATGAGCCGCAACTGTGGCTATGGGGAGGGCTGCTTCTGGTCGGAATGGCGCTAAACACAGCAAGGAGGTAAAATAAAAATGACAAACATCCAGTTCTACAAATTCTGGGGCAAAGCCCTTGAGTACACCGACCGTGACGCATTCGTATCCGACGCCGCCCTCTCGTCCCTCTGGGGCGAGGACGACGCCGACCCCCATGGTGCATGTCCCGGAACTTGGGAAGCTCTGGGACGCAGCGCACACAGGCGTAAAGGCAATCCGCGAACTTACCTGCATGACGCAGGCCGAGTTCGCCGCCCGTCACCTCGTCCCGCTGCGCACCTTGCAGCGCTGGGAAAAGGGTGAGTGCCCCGAGCACATCCGCCTGTTTCTTCTCGAGTCAGAAGGGATGTACAAGCGTTGAGCCGCAAAGTTGTAATGCTTCAACGGACATGCGTCGATTGCGGGAAAACCTTCATCGGCACCCCGAGCTCGCAACGCTGCCCCGCTTGTCGCGCGGTGCGCGAGCAGGAGTACAGAAGGGCGCACAAGGAGAAAAAGGAGCAGGGCACGGTGCGGCGTTTCGGATCCACGGACGTCTGCCCGATTTGTGGCAAATCATACACGGTCGTAGGAGGGCTGCAAAAATACTGTTCCGCCGACTGCCGACGCAAAGCGAAGGCTTTCCCGATGGTCAAAAAAACAAGCGTATCCGGGCACGTTATTCCGCCACTCCTACAGCAAGGCGGACCTTTCGAGATTGTCGAACGTTACAGCGGAGATGGGAAAGTTCGTTTCCGCGCACGCTGCAAGCACTGCGGCCGTGTTATATACCGCGCCGACTCGTTTTTCTACGAACCGACCGTGAAATCCTGCGGCTGTTTGCGTAACGCCCCGCGTCCCGGCGCACGGGAAGCAGTCCGCGAAGGAGCCGCAAAGATACCGCACACCTGCCCGGTCTGTGGGAAAGCCTTCACTGGAGGGGCGCATTCAAAATACTGCCCCGACTGTCGGGATGATGTCCACCGTACTTACGTCAAAAACGCCGCCCGCCGCCGCGCCGGTTGGACCGAAGAAGAAATCGCCCTCGGCCACCGCATCAAGAAATAAACCACAACCCCCACCGCAGACCATCGTTTCCGCGTGTGGGGGCTGTGTCTTTTGGAAATGTAACCCCCTCGCCGGGCTTGCACCGGCTAACGACTGCATGGGGGGAATGTATACCCCTTTCGGGGTATGTGCGCTTTTCGCCGCGCGAACGTCGGGCTTTTACCGATGGTCTCCCAGCTTATTTTCATGCAGGGCGTGCAAACAGAACACAAAATGCCACAAAATAGTACGAGAGAAGGAGTTTCACCTCGCTTTCGTAATCTTTTTTGATTTTTGCCCTGCACGTATGCAGCTTTTCGGCTCTCGCGGTCCGTTGGCGTGCATCTCGCCGCCCCCTTGTGGTTAGGGCTGTGCGCCGTCGCTATCCGGCGTGTCACAATGCTATCGGTTTGGTTTTCCGGCTGACTGGTTACAGCGGGGCGCGACCCCGGCGGCATCGCCTGCAAGCGTACCGCGCCCGCCGAGCTGTTGCAGCAGCCCCGGCAGGAGTTCGGGAACAGATGCCCGTCTTTCCAGGCTGTCAGAATAGGTGTCGGCGTGCCGTTCCGTAAGCTGCGCCTTGCTCGTCTTTCCGAGCCGTCAGATTATGGGCAGCCGTTCGGCTGTCTTTTTTTGTGCTCACTCGCCCTCATGCAGGCTTTGCGAGCATATGCGGCATCTCTGCCGCGTTTCCTTGAACTGTATTCCCGGAAGTCAAAGGGCCCGCGCGCCCTCGTGCAGACGCGGCGGACAGGCTGAGACGGTTTCCCGCCTCATTCGGGAATGCCTTGGGCGAAAGGAAGTGTGAGCCCCTCCGGCCTCGTGCAGCCTTTGGAGCGTGTCCCCCGCCGAAGCAGGGGAGAGAATTAGGAGGACATAACCGGAATTTATCAACCCGCGAATGCCGTGGTTTTGCTCCCTTGGAGCTCTTCCACGATACTATTGTATCACATTATTGCGTATTGTGGGGTATTAACTTATCCACAGCATTCAGTGCCATTCTGTGCATGTAACCCTTTACGTGCGCCTCGCTGTATTGCAGTCGCCGCGCCGTCTGTGCCCATGTTGCGCCGTTCACGTACCGTTCAAGCAGGAGCGTTTGCAGCTCGTTATCCCGCATTTCGCCCAGCACGCGCACGATCTCGCCGTATATCTTCGCAAGTTCGTTTTCCTTCTCTGCGATCTTCTCGCCCAGTTCGATGTATGGGTCTGCCTTGTTCCCCGTGCTCCCTTTTCCGCCCGGCGTATCCCTTACCGGCGCGGTTGCGCCCGTTGCCCGTGCATAGGCGCGTTTCCGCGCCTCCTGCAAGGCTGTAATCGTCTTTTCCAGTGCGCGCCCGCGCATCAGCCATTCTTTCGCTGTCATCGACTTGTAATCTCCTTGGTGCTTCCATCGTGCTTGAAAGCTATCCGTCTGCGGTAGCTTTCTGTTCTTTTTGTGCACCCTTCGCCCGGCTCGCATCCCCTCGAATGCCGGTTAACCAATGCGTAGTGGCACGCCCACAGCTTCAGATTTTTATAGTTGCCGAGCGTCCGCCAGTAAGCGCAGTTCCGGCACGGCATATCGCCATAATAAATAACGCCGGATTTCCTCGCAGTATCGATCATTCATTTTCTCCTCTCCGAGTTCTTTTCTGATTGCCCTTACCACCGCCTCCCACTTGTTCAATGTTTCCCCTCCCTATCCGCAATGCCGTAGCGCCACACGAGGTAGCGCTTGATTTCTTTCAGATACTCTCTCATTTCAGGACTATACATTATCCGTCCAGCCACCTGTTTTCCAGTGCACAGAAACCATATACCGCGCCACCGGTCAGAGTAATCCATAATACACCGAACAAGATGATAGCAATATTACCTTGTCTTATAGCAAGGTTTACAATCGCCTGTGGTTCTGCGTCCGTATAAAACCTGTTGTTGTCTGCAATCATATGATCTTTGATTTGCGTATGTATACTGCCAACCATATTTGCGTCCACAGCTTCGTAATAATGCCGCACAAGTCTGCTGTCATAGATTGTATCGCCCTGTTGGTGCGCTGTAACGGAAAACTTATCCGCCGGGAATGATGCACCCATGAACATGTATGTTTCTGTGCTGTCTTTCTCCCGGTCAATCTCGTCCCACGTCCAATATATCTCGGTGCGGGTGTGCGTATGTCCCTTGCTATCGGTATAGGTCACTTCGCGCGTGTGCATGGTATATTGCTCCGTGATTTTGGTCAGCTGCGCATATTCGCCATCTAAATCATCAGCCGAAACGGGTTGTTCGGCAACCAGATTGCCGTAAGCGATGACATTCCCGAAATCGGTAGCCAGCGCGTACTGAAACTGCTCATCGTCTGTGATCTGCGCTGCCGTGGTAAATTTCTCGTTTGTCTCAGCGATATGGTCACTGATTTTGCTACCGAGCAGAAATCCCAGTGCCACCATAACAAACACGATTGCAACGCTGAACGCAATCTCACGAGGCTTAATCTCCATCGCTGTCACCGAACAGGTTCTGCGGAGCATCTTCCGGTGCGTCGTAGTCCGTGTAGGTCGTGTCGATTGTCTGGTAGTTCATTACCCTCAGCAGAAAACCGGTCGGGAAAGACCGTACCAGCTTGTTGTATGCCCGTACCTGCTGATTGTAGTTGTTGCGGTACTGCGCGATCTGGTTCTCGGTCAGCGCAAGTTCGGTCATGAGTTGCTTGTAATTTTCGTTTGCCTTGAGTTCCGGGTACTGCTCCGCAACAGCATTTAACGTAACCTGTGCTTCTTCTACCTTGCCCGATGCGGCAGCAGTGCGAGCCTGCGTAATCCTGGTCAGCGTATCGCCCTCGTAATTCTGGTAGGACTTCACCACGTCTGCCAGATTGTACACGAGGTCAACACGGCGTTTCTCGGCTACCTGTACGTCGGCCGCCGCCGAACTGACCTGTTCCTCTGCCGATACCGCACGGTTATTGGCAGATATGAATGCAGCGGCGATCATAAGTACCAGCGCTGCCACGATGGCCAGCACGATTAAAGCAATTTTCTTCATTTCATTCCTCTCTTTCCAACATGTCAAGGTACTTTCTCGCCATCGCCGCCACCTGTATAGCCTCGCAGGCGGCGGCGATGGCACGCAGTCTAATTGCTTCCACATTGTCAGCAGTTGTATTGCGTTTCACGCTTCCCCACAAATAGCAGTTGATCTCGCCGTCGAGCTGATGCACTTCTTCTTCCAGTTCGTCGTATTTCTCACGCAGCACCGCCCACCCCTCATGCGGGCTATGGAACTGCGGGAACCGCTCATTTGCGCTTGCAAGCTCCTTTCCCACGAGCTTTTCAACATCTTCACATACTGCGTTCATCGTTTTCCTCCAGATACTTCCGCATGGTGCTGACCGCAATGCGGCAGGCTTCCTCGCAGGCAGCGGCCATCTTCTCTCGACCGTGCAGACCGCCGTAGTATTCGATCGTTGCCAGCTCCTCGGCTGTCGTTTCCGGGTCGAGGATGCGGATTGCCTGGTTAATCGTCACAGTTCTACCCCCTCAATCTCCGCGCGGATTTCCAGATCGTGCAGATACTCGCCCATGTGTCGCTTCTGCTGGCATAGCAGTTCGAGCGAACAGTTCGGCGTAAAGCCAAGCGTTCCCGCTTCGTACTTCGTCACCATCCGGTGCAGCTTTTCATAGCGTTCCTTGGTCTCGCGGTACTCGCACTGCATGTGCTCCTGCCATGTCGGTTCGCTTTTATTCTGGATTACTGACGCTTCACGCACCATTGCTGCTTCAATTAAATGTGCATTCATAGCGCAATACTCCTTCAATTCTTTGCTTTTCATTGGATAACCAAACCCGTATCTTGCAACCATGCGTGAAAAATGCAACATTTCTTCCAAATTCATTCTTCCACCCTCTCATACGTCTTTTCGAAAATATCCGGCTTGCAGGGATAAAACTCGCCGTTTACACCCTTGATGATGTAGTCGCCAACAGATGCGTAAAGCATGCCCTCAAGAGTGCTTATCATCAAGTCGTAGGCAATAACCAATCCGTCCGCGCGCTGCTTTTGAGCAGTAAAAATCGCACTGTGAGTGCAGAAAGCACGGATTTCCTCTCGGTTCTTGCCCGTCCACCGGACAGCTTCAATCACAACAGGTTTCTTGCGGTACTTCATTCTTTGCTCTCCTTTCATTCTTTCGGATAAGCGTCTTTCTTACTCTTTGTGCGGATTCGCTCAAAGGCAGCTTCGACAAGTGCACGCCAGAATTTGCAATGTGCCGCAATTTCAAAAATTGTTTTGCTGCCGATAAACAACAGACACCAGAGCAATCCAAACAGAAGAATCAAACCGCCAAAAATTACGGTAGCGCAAACATATGCGTTGACAATCGGGGCAGGGATGTTAAATATCATCGTCCGTAACCTCCACCTCCCCAATCAGCCGGTTCAGATACCACCGGCACTTCTTCAAATCCTCCACACCGTTCTTGTTCCGGTGCCTCCACAGGTACTTGAACGCACTGCACAGGCAAAAGTCCTTTACCGCCTCTACGCCAAACGCCGCCTGCATCGCGTCGATGCACTCGATACCGCCGGACGTGTAGTGCGCCGGGCGGTCGTCCTCGATAATCTCAAATCCTGCCAAACGAGCAACTTCTTCGGGATTTTTAATTGTATACTCTCTACAACTGCAATCCATCTCTATTTTTCTGAATACGCAAGCGATGCATGCCGAGTGCGCACAAATATTGTTGTAAATTTCGGTTGGCGTATCGTACACTTTCCCGTCTTTCTTAAACTTCATCGTTTGCCCTCCTGTTCCATGCTCTGACAGCTTCTTCTGAAGTCCTCGTCACATACGCCACACAGTTCTCAGGGTCATTCCCGCAGAGACATGGTGCATATACGCACGAATCACACATTGTAAACATCTCAGTTAGTGTCATTGTCACCCCTCCTGTTCCATGCCTTAATTACGTCCTCAACAGCGCTCGTTCCGACGCGCTCGCTGTCAACCAAAATCCGTGTGGTTACACCGCATTTGGTGCAGAGCACTCTCACGCAGTTGCTTACAAGCAGGCGAGCTTTTTCACCGCAGAAGGGACACGGTTTCAGCTCAATCATTGTCTGCACCTCCGTCCTTTCTCTCGCCGTAGCTGCAAAAGTCATCCAGCTCAAAATTCAAGCTGTATTCTGCGCCGCCCTCATGGTCGGTCGAAACGGCTTCGTTTTCACATTCCATGTGCTCGTGGTTAAAATGCTTGCAATCGCGACAATGCACCACCGGCTCCCAATCCTTGAGGTTCTCCGCCTGTTGTGCCACCCATTCCTGCGACACTTCTGCATTGTGCTCTGCTGTACGTAGCAGTTCGATTAACTCCTTTTTCGTCATGTGGAGTAAGGTGCTGTCTGCCAACGGTTTATACATTGCTTTCGCCTCCGTCCCTTTTCTCGCCGTAGCTGCAATAGTCAAGTGGATAGGTTGTGAGCAAAATTCCGTGATGTCGAGGATGATAACAGTTCCAACAATCATCTTGATATTTGCAATCCTTGCATCGCACCACCGGCGCAACGTCGGCGGCAGGCACACTCTCGATAATCTCTCTGAGATAATCCGCTTTACAGTCGTCGGCATCGCTTGAGATTGCAGTGTAATCAGCTTTCTCCACCGCCTTAATTGCAGCTTCACGCCAAATATACTCAGCCATTCCTACCCCTCCCAAATCTCAATAAAGCTATCGTACATGATTTCCCTCCTATCTCGTCGCAATAACCTTAACTGCACACTCTCCGCGTCCTGCTACATACCACGCGCAGCGCTCATGTACGCAACCGCTGAGAAAACGATTTCCTGCATCCGGCATAAGGAACGGGCAATAAATCTCCAGGTCTTCTTCCTTCCGATCGTCGCTCTTCCAATCATCAATAACCTTATTCCACATCGTTTTCCTCCCATTCCTCCACATAGCACCAACTCTGGGGCGCGCGCTTGATGTCATATGGCGCTGCGCCGAATCTCGTATTGCGTAATCCGGTAAACTCGCTCAGCTCCCGCGGCTGGTCATAGATCAGCAGGTCGGAAATGTGCCAGCCGTAGCCGGTTCCCTTTAGGTAGTTCACAATTTCTTCCCGTGTCAGGCAGGCTTGCTTTTCTACGTCATCCGGTGCATGGTTGAGGGGCGCAAGCTCATAAATCCGGTCACAGGTGAACTCGCCAATGACCTTGCCGTTTCCTTTATTTGCACCTTCGGGGTTCTCTAAGTAAGCAGACACCGCCATAAGCGAGTATTCTTCTCTTGTTGGAGCGTCCAGAACCCAGAGCGCATCATACCCAGCCTTTTCCACTGTGCAGTAAATGTAACACTTAAACGGCGTTTCCAGTTTCGGCTTGGTCTTTCTGACTTCAATGGTCTTTTCACCACTGGCAATCTCCTCACACCACGTCGGGCGAATGCTTAACATTACAGATTTCATTTCGTTCCTCCCATTCCTCGCACGTCTCATCCTCCAACCGGAAATCTGCCCGGTGTTCGCTGTTGCCGTTGCAGCTTCATCCTCCCCACTGTTCCGCCATCGCCCGAGAACGTCTTGCTGCGCTCTTTCGCACGGTCTTTTCCGTTCATATCCATCACCCAACAGGAGCGGCGAACTGTGCCGTCCTTCATATGCCGTTTTCATCCGTTTCGTCCCTCTCCCAAATCTCAACCACAACCCGCGGATTTTTCGCGTCCACCTCAAAGTGATCTTCAAACCCTCGGATATTCTTCCAACCGTCATTACACAGATACCGCGCTTTCACCAGCGCGTCCTGAATAACCTTGCGCCCAAACGCGCAGATATTGTCCTTGTCCCGCCGCCGGTCCTTTTCATACCAGTGATAAACCATGTACACCGGCTCCTGAATTTCCGCGCCGCCCATCTGCCGCGCTGCATTCATCACAACGGTCTCGCACTGCTTTTTCAGCCGTGCCCCCTCCTGACGGTGCCGTCTCTCCGCCTCGATCAGCTCGTTCAGTCCGGGCAGCGTGCCCTTGATTGTAAACTTATAATTCACCCGCTCGCCTCATTTTCCTGATCTTGTTCGTTACCGCAGTCAAACTCCTGCCGAGCCGCCACGCGATCATGCTCACGCTTTCGCCGTCCTCAATACTGTTTCGGATGACGCAGAGGTCGTGCTCTGTGTAAGCGTCCTTGCGTTTCGGCTGTGCCGGCCGCCTGTCCGGCTCGAACTCCGGGCAGCTGATAACGTGGAACGTCTCGCCGCCCTTGAGGTCGAGCCGCTGCACTCGTTCGGCCTTCCAGCCTTTCACCGGCTCGAACCGCCCAGACCACGCGCAGCCCTTCGCAGCGGCTTTCGTGCAGTCCCAACAGAGAGTGTCTTTCTTTCTACCTCTCATAACCTTCCTCTCTCATTTGCCGTCTGGTTTCTTCCTTCTGTGCTCGCCATGCAATCTCCCAGTCCGGCGTTTCATCCGGTTCCGTCTGCTTTGGCGCGTCCTTGATACGATCCCAGATAATGCCCTTCCAGTTGTTCGCCATGCTCAGCCGGATAACCTCGGCAACCGCCGCCGCTCCGTGGCGCTTTACTCGGTTTTCTATCTCGGTCAGCAGGCTTTTCAGCCCGACAGCCTTGTACGCCTCGCGCCGCTCCTGCTTGTATGCGAGCCAGTCGCGCACCGCAGAAAGCACAGGCTCAGAAAACCGCTCTGCAAGTTCAGGCTCTTTCGGATTTGGACTCTGCGTCTTTTTCGGCATCTCCGGTTTCGGCGGCTGCTTTGCAGGCGCTTCCTCCCGCTCGCCGCCCTGATACTCGTCATACCGGCATACCGCGATTACCGTATAATGCCGGTTGCTTTCCACCGTGATTTCTCCGGTTTTCTTTAGCTTTCCGAGTGCCGTGCGCACCTGCTTTACCGTTAGCCCGCTCTCGTCTGCAATCCCCTGTAAGCTCGTCACAAACGCGCCTCGGGGAATCTCGCTCCCCATGAACTGGCTTTCCTTGTAGTTTGCCCTCAGCAGGATATGCAGCCACAGCTTGCATGTTGGTACATCCTTGTACCACCCCCATTCTGTGAGCTGTCGGTAAATCTGTATATGCCCGTTCGTCAGCATCCCCTGCCGCCTCATAAGAACGGGCAGTCGTCCGGGTCGCTTTCGTCCGACATGATAAAGTCGCTTTCCTCTTCCTTCGGCTTGCCCTCGCTCTTGCCGCCGCAGAAGTCAATACTTTCGCACTGTACCTCCCACGAACGGCGCTTGTTTCCGTTCTTGTCCACCCATTCGCGGCTTTCGAACCTGCCGGACACAATGCACATATCGCCCTTGTGGAACCACGTATGCGCGTGCTCTGCCATCTTACCCCAGATGCAGATGTCAATGAAATCCGACGGGTACTTTCCGCCCGCGTCCTTGCGGCTTCTCTGCACCGCCAGCGTGCCGCCCGTAACCGCCGTGTTGTTCTGCGTGTATCTCATCTCCAGATCCTTGGTAATCCGTCCCTGTAAGATGATCTTATTCAACATAATATTTCCTCCTGTATTTACAGCCTTCCGTAAATCATTAAAATATCTCGCGCCATATCGCGTCCCACTCCACATTTCTTTGCAGTTGCCGTAACGGAAAGTCCTGCGTCATATGCACGCAAAACGCAATCTTTATTCTCCAAAATAAATTGCAGGGATTTATTGATGAGTGTTCGTTGTTTTCTCGCTTTACTGCGTTGCATTCTGCTGCTCTGCGTGAAATGTAAATGGTTTTCTGCTGCCGTCACCCACTCTAAGTTTTCGACGCAGTTATTCCCTTTGTCAAAATCTTTGTGGTTGACTTGTGGCAAGTTGTCTGGATTGGGGATAAATGCTTCTGCGACCAACCTGTGAATATATGCGTGTTTTTCGCGCTTAGTTCTTCCGCATAAAGTAATTTGAACATAACCATTTTCTTTGCGGTGTGGTTTTAGAATTCTCCCCGGTTTGTTATAATTCCAAACTTTACGAGCGTTGCTGCGCACTCTTCCTCGATTACTTACTTCATAAACCCCATCGTATCCGGGAATTGCTCTCCACTTTTCGTCACAGATAGTTCTTTCCAAACTCTGCGATGAATCGTTCTGTGCTCCATCCATTTTCTTTCATCGCCTTTCTTTGCCCGTATTGCTTGAGCTTCAGCATCGTTTCTGCGTTGTTATGCGCAGCTTCTGCCCCGAAAATATGGCATTCTCTGTGGCATAAGTACACAACCAGACCATATTTTTCGGATTTTTTCCGGAATGGGCCTCCAAAAATATGATGTCTGTCTAAATGGTCTGCACTTCCATTTTTCCCACACAACCAGCACATTCTGTATTCACTCATACCCCGCGCTCCTCCGGCTTCCATTTGCTCAGCCATCCGAGCACCGTGCTTTCCGGTTCGGTTTCAATGCCCTGTTCCTTGCAGTCCTGCACTACCATGTCAATCAGCCGCCCCATTTGCAGCGTGTTGTAAGTGCTTGACCCGTAGTAGCACAGCAGATAACCGCCGCTGCAGTCCTGCGTCACCCATCCGAGACCCTGCTTTTCCCACAGGTTCGAGATCAAATCGCGCTGCTGCTCGTTGGCGTAGGGGACAAGCCTGTAATTGTCCCCTACATCGGGAATGTACGAGCGGTACACCTCGTCGCGCTTCATGCCGAGCACCGCCGCCAGCTTTCCGAGCATCTGCCAGAGATAGGCGTTACAACGCCCTGAACGCTTGTCATACTTGCGCTTCACCTCTGCGCAGTATAACTTTCCCTCCTTCATCTGCTCGCACTCTACGCGCGCCATAGGCGCGTTCTTGACGTGCAGGCAAAGCCAGTTGCCGCCCTCGTTACGCACGACTCGCGCCTTGTCGAACTCATGCGTCATCGTTCACCAGCTCCATCGCTTTCTGATGGTCTTTTTCTTCCATCTTCTTGTTCAGCTCTACCATCAGCACGCCGTAATCGTTCATTTTCAGTTCCGGCAGTTTGTCGATCGGAAAGCCGATGGTTTCCTCGAACTGCTTTTTGGTTTTCGCACCGAGCGCCTTTGCAATTTTCTTGATTACATCAGCTTCGTTATCTCCGATCGTGTCCTCCGGCGGCTTTTGCAGTGACAGCTCCCGCTCGATCTTTTGCAGTGCGAAATGGTATTCGTCATAAGTCACCTCTGACGTGGTGCGGCATCCGGTCAGCCTCATAAGATGTTCCTGCGCCTTGTCATTTCCGTATACCTGTTGCAGCCGTCGTGCGAACGCCTGACAATCACGCTTAATCAGCTTGTCCGTGCCTGCGCGTTCCGCCTCGCCGGAATACTTCGTCTGATCTTCACGCGCGCTGTCGTCGTTCCAGTATACGTCTGCGCCGACGCCGAGCATCTTAGCGGCGACCGAAATTGCATCCGTAAATGCCATCTTCCAGCATTCGTCCGAAACCTGCGGGCCGTTTCGGGTCTGCGCCACAAACTGACTGCCGCCCGTTCCCGGAATTGCGTCCGACCATTCGCCGCCCCACTTGATGAAAAGGGCGATGTTGCAGAACGCGCACACAACGCCGTCGTGCGCTTCAAGCCACTGTTTGATAATTTCTGCTTTCCATCCCACGCCGCACGGCCCGAACTGCTCTGTCAGCGCCTTAATGCGCCACATTGGGTTGATGTCGGTGAAACCTTTCAGCTTGCCTGCCTGAATTTCTTTCTGTGCCGTCTGCGGCACAACGCGCAGCGCGTTATATAGCGCCAGATTGTCATTCATTCTTCGCCCTCCTGTTCTCGTCTCCAAACCGCTGTTCTCAGCTCCTCCAGAAAGTTCTTGATTTCCTGGGGGAACAGCGTCGCATAATCTTCCAGATACAACCCGATGTCGATTTCGGCATCCTGCATTTCGAGCAGCTTTTCGTCCGGCTCGTCCTGTTCCGGCGGCTCGAGCGGCGGCTCAATGTTCAGCATCCTGCAACCCCTCCAGAACCTCCATGATTTCCTCTGTGGTGTACTTCTCGCCGTCATTTCCCCGCCACACATCATCCACCATGTAGTAAATCTTGCTGCTTACAATGTCGTCGCCGTCCCACTCGTAGATGCAAATTACGCAGGCATAACCTCTGCCGCAGGGCGGACTGAATTCAATGCCCGTTCCCTCGTGCTTTGCACTCAACACCAGATCAAGCAGCTTGTGCGCTGTCTCTCTGTCCATTGACTTTTCCTCCAATCCGTGATATACTTGCCTTGAACATTTATCTTTGCCGCCGAAACGGGATTGCACTCCCGCTCGGCGGTTTTTCTTTTACTTGACTTCCTCCCACTTGAACCGCCCCTTCGAGCTGTTCCTCCACTGTCCGATGCCGCGCAGCGCGCCGTAGTCCAGCCACTCGCGCACCGCTTTTTCGTGTGCATCGTCCAAGCAGAGGATCGTCATTTCGCACGTCGTGCCCGCCGGGCATTCCTCGCTGCTGCTGAGTGCGGTTCTCTCGCCCTGCGCGGTCTGCGCACGCAGCGAACGCTGACAGATCGTGATTTCGCCCGGGGCATCGAGGCGAATGCGGCGCGGCTCGACGAAGATCAAACCGTCGATGACCTTCTTGTACGCCGTCAGCTTGCCGCTCTCGTTTACCGCCTTGCGCTTCTTGCCGGTCTCCGGGTCCTTGCCGCTGAGACGTGCCAGCATTCCGCAGGCGTCCTTGAAGAAACCCTTTATCTGGTAGTCCCAGAGAAAAGGCGTGCCGTCCTCGTCCTTGGGGAACACGGTCGTGCCGCGCTCGATGATTGCATCCTCACCGAGTGCCGCGACTTCCTCCGGCAGTGTTGCCGCGTCCGGGCTCTTCGAGCCGATGAACCGGCTGTAGATTTCCGGGTCTGCGGTTGCCGTGCCGAGAATGCCCTCGGTGAATGTCACGTGAATTTTCATCTTTTTCATGTTTTTTGTCCTCCTGTTGTTTCGTTCCTCTGCCGTTGCTAAGCTGTTCAGTGCTTCACTCCGCTTTGCCGTTGCTGTGCACATCTGCGCTGTGCCATGCCATCGCTCGGCTGTTCACTGTCTTGCTCTGCCGTTGCGTGTCTATGCCCTGCATTGCCTTGCAATGCTACGCCCTTGCTATGCTGCGCTTTGCCATGGCTATGCTGTGCACGTCCAAGCTATGCCCTTGCTCTGCTGCGCATTGCCTTGCCCTTGCGCGGCTAATCTCGTTTTGGCAGTACGCCGATTTTCTTAGCGCTTGCGTTCGGCTTCCTGCCGATCTTTTTCGAGTAAAGCGCCTCGCCGATCGTGCGTTTCTGCATCTCGCGGATTACGTTCCGCCGTTTTATTCCGTCGGTCATTGCGTATCGCCCCTTTCCGCGCCCTCAGACGGCGCGTGTCGCGTTTTCGCACCCCTCGGCATGTAATTTCATGCCTGAGTGCTTAGTGTCGCTCACAGCGCATCTGAGCGGCTTTCAGCAAAAGCGTCTTGCGCTTGTTCAGCTCGTCCTTGAGAACGCGGTGGTAGAATCCCCACCCGAACAGCAGCACGAGCTGCGCGAAAATGCAGGCGAGTACGCCGAAAAGTACGGGGTTTATAATCATGCTTTTTCCTCCTGTCGTGGTTTTCTTACTAACCCGAACGGTAGTGAGGGTTAGTTCTTTCTTCTTGCTTTGTTAGAAATTAAATTAATATATATTCGACCGTAGGGAGAATATATATATACTTCTTTTCTTTCTTTGGTACTTTCTTTCTTACGCCTCGGTTTGCCCTTGGACTGCCCTCGGTTTGCCCTTGGACTGCCCTCGGTTTGCCCTCAGACGTTCCCGACGCGCCGCTTTGCAATGTCGCTTGCAACGTCGCCCAGGTAGTAGACAACCCGTCTTTCACCGGGAACCCTCGGTGCACGAATAACCTTCTTTGCAGCCTTTCTGTCGCTCAAACCGTACACTTTCATGCACTGTTCGAGCGTTAAAAGCACCGCACCGCCGTACATCTGTATCAGGTCGTTTTTCACTTCCTGCCGCAGTTCCTTGTAGCTCCGTTCCTCCATGTTCTGCCCTCCTTTCGGTGTGCCCTTGCGCGGCATTTCAACGCCTGTCTACGCTTTGCAATTCCGTTGCGTGTCTACGCTGTGCTATGCCGTTGCCGTGCTGCGCTCCGCAGAGCAATTCCATGCAATGCCCTTGCTGCGTCCTCTCCGCCCGTGGTATACTGGTTCGGAAAGGAGGTGGTCTCATGCTTGATTTCGACTCTGTTTTCCTATCGCAGAACGAACTTGAAACGCTCCGCTCTGCGGACGCAGGAAAGGTTATAGATGCAACTCACGTTCCCGTGCCTGCGCTCCTGTCTTACGGTTTTCTGTCTCAATATCCGCTCAATAAAAACCAGTATGTAATTACGCCTCTCGGCTGTGACTACTGCGAATACCTCGACAGGAAAGCCTTGGAGAAAAAGCGCCGCGAACGGAAAGAAAGTTTCCGTTTCTGGTTGCCCGTCATCCTGTCTAATGTCATGGCCCTTGCCGCGCTGATTATTTCAATAATCGCATTACGGAAAGCACAATAACGACGATCGACAGAACGATTGTCGGCGTGCAGACCAGCCACATCTTCCATGGCTTCACGTCCCTCACCTCCTTACGCGCCCCTGTCCTCGTGGTCGATACCCAGCAGGTAATCAGCCGAACATCCAAGCATCCGCGCCATTAAGATAATCTTCGAACACGGAATATCTGTTTTGCTGTTCTGCCAGTTTCCATAAGTCTTTGCGGTAACTCCGATCGGCTTTACGAACTCCTCACGGGTTAAGCCTCTGCGGCCGCGTTCCGCCTCAATATTCGGAAATCGCATTTTTTCATCACCTCCCGGTATTCGTGTTTCACGAATATCATGGTTATAGTATATTCTTGTTTCTCGAATATGTCAAGAGAAAAACGGAAAATAATTTACGTGTTTTTCGAATATTGTTATTGACACCGCGCACGCAACGAGCATATAATAAAGACAAGCAGGAAGGGGTGAAAATATGAATTACGACCGTATAAAAAAATTGCGCGAAAGCACGGGCATGAGTGCACGAAAATTTGCAGAAGCCATAGATATGAAATACACAACATACTATGGGTATGAAAACGGAGTAAGCGAACCGAACTCAGCTGTAATTGTTAAATTGTGCAGTTATTTCGGCTGTACCGCAGATTACTTGCTCGGTCTTGTCGACGAACCCTCGTCTCTTTACGAGAGCAAAAAAAAATCCCCCGCTCCGGCCGAAGCCGAAACAGGGGAAGTAACAAGAGAAATGTCTATCCAGTTGTTAAAGGCGCTCGGACTGCTCGATAAGTCCGGCAACCTTTCCGACGATGATCTCGCGTTTCTCGGTTACATTGTCGGACTGCTCGAATGGCGGTTCGGCGATCATTCTTAGCGCATTGTAAATGCGCAGCGGGTTTGTGCATGAATTGAGCATTGCGGTGAATTTGTCGATATTGTCCATGATGTTTAATTCCTGCCTTTCCTGTTGTATGCGATTAGCTTACTCCCTAAATCCGGCGTAAGCTGTCGAAAGCGCCCGTCCGTAAGGTAATAATACATCGAACGCTTGTTCGATGCAATACCCTTACACCTCGGGCAACAAAATAAGTCCAATATTTCGGACAAAAAAAGAACCGCTCAATTCGAACGGTTCTCTTCTCCCAGAAGCCTGTTAATGAAATACTGCTGACCCTTACCGGTCACTTTCGGCGTTTTGTTTACGCTGATATGGCCGTCGGAGTGCGTGACGCTGGTTTCCTTGACCTCGAACAAACCGAGCTCCATGCTGCGCTGTGTGGGCATGTTGTAATCCGTGCCCTGTCTGCGCACCAGATAGCCGTTGTCGCGCATCCATGCAAACAGCCGCTTGCCGCCCATGTCAACGCCGTTCTGCTTGACGATCTTCGCGAGGTCGAAAATCAGAATGGACGTGTGCGACGCCGCGACGCTGTCCGCGAAAAGCACCTTGGGCGCGTCCTGCTCGATCTTCTCCGAGAGCGTGTGAATGCGCTTGTGTGCGATCTGCAAGGCGCGAGCCATGACTTTTTCCGGGCTGTTCCAGTCGCGTTCCAGCTGCAAGAAATACTGACGCGCCTGCTTGCCCTTGTCGTTGCGCTGAAGCATGCAAAGCTCCTTCGCCATGTCGATGGTGATCTCGGCATCCTGCGCCGGACGGCCACCGGAACTTTCGGTCAAAAATGTCCGAAAGTCTTTTCCTTCTTCAAAGCCGTATTCACACATGCGCGGGAACCAGTGGCGGAAATCCGCGCCGACTTCCAGAAAGTCGTGCAGTTCACGTGCCGATACAGTCGGCTGTTCGTTGTCGTAATTTACAGTAATGAGTTCGTTCATGATAACCTCGCTTTCCGTTAAGTGGAAAGGAGCGGCGGGAGCATACCCCGCCATGCATAACTCCAATGCCTGCCCCGTTTCGGGGTGAGCATGCTCTGCTGTAGCTACAGGAAATATGTTAACAGGCGCATTATGGAAAGTAAATCAGAAACTTGCTGAATTTTTCAGCGCGGTTTTGCGTTTTCAGAACTTTTTCGGCTTTTAAAACTTCCTAAGAGTGCAAATTTTACCGCCCGAAATCGTAACGCAAAACTGCACAAAACGATGTTCAAAAAGGAGGAAAAAAGAATGAAAAAAAGATTGGTAGCCGCAGCGGCGATGATGGCTGTCTTTGTTACAAGTACAGCCGCCGCCACCGCTTATAAAAGGTCGATTACCGCCGAATACGGAATTAAAGTGGAGATTGACGGTCAGCAGACTGTTTTGACAGACGCAAACGGAAAGACCGTTGAACCATTCACCTATAACGGTACGACTTATGTTCCCATTCGTGCCGTTGCCGAAAACCTCGGTTGTTACGTCGGCTATGATGCAAGCACGCAGACCGCCATTGTCGATAACGATGCAATGGAAGCTGTCACAGTTGCACACAAAATCACAGTTGCGAGTGACGCGCTGATGATGGACATTGAACTCCTTTATTCCAAGTGTGATATGTATAGTGGTGGTTATGTTACCGCTCAGGACGCATCGTCGTCGATTGCAAACCTGTCGAGCAATATCGAAGGGAATTTTAATTACGCAAGCGCCGCATACATAGAAGCGCAGGACAATGAAAACACATATCTTGGAGAGTTAAAAGCCGCTTATACGAAGTTTCAGAAAGAATATGCCATTGCGGTTGACGCCGTATCGAGTGCAAAAAACTATGTGTCGACCAGAAACTCCCAGTACATCATAGAAGTAAACGAAGCTATGAGAACTTTTTCTTACTCGTCTGCAAGCATGGCGAATAAATTCATTGACGATATGTGGGCATAAATAAAGCAAAAAAACCGCCCACCGGAGGGCAATCCGGCAGGCGGTTCGAGGGTAGTACATTTGAGGAACGTTACTACCCTCTTATTATACGACAAAATAGGAGGTTTTGCAACATGAAAAAAGCGAACACATCCGACGGATATTTCCGCGAGACGTTCACGTATCAGGGTAAGCGTTATTCTGTCCGCGCCAAGACAGAACGCGAACTCTGGCGGAAAGTTGACGAGAAAAAACGCCGTCTTGAAGAAGGTGTAGACGTGGTGAACGAGAACACGAGAGCCGAAAAGTGGTTCACGGACTACATCGAGACTTACAAAAAGCCGAAGGTGCAGCCGACCACCTATTCCGACCTGTGCGGTTATATCAAGAACTACATCGCGCCGGAGATTGGTTCCATGCGGCTGAAAGAGGTTCGCGCCGTGCACTTGCAGCGCATTATGAACAGCGTTGCAGGCCGTTCCGCGTCCATGGCGTGCAAGCTGCGCGATCTTATCAAAGGCGCGTTCCGGCAGGCGCGTATTGACCGTGTAATCGTTTACGACCCCTCAGAGGCACTGGTTATGCCGGAGACCAAAAACGGCACGCACAGGGCGATTACAGCCGAAGAGCGCCAGCATATTCTGCACGTTGCCGAGACGCACCGCGCCGGTCTCTGGGTGCTGTTCATGCTGTACACCGGTGCACGCCCGGACGAGACCAGGAAAGCGACATGGGACGATGTTCGCCGGAACGAACAAAAGATCATCCTGCACTCATCAAAGACGGATTTCGGTGACAGAGCCGTTCCCCTGCATCCGGCGCTTGCTCCTCTGCTGACCGGCGGCAAAGGTTACATCTTCACGCAGCCGACCACCGGCAAGCCGCACACAAAGCATTCCATGCGCCGCATGTGGGAGAGTTTCAAACGCGCCGTAGACATCGACATGGGAGCACGCACTTTCAAAGGCGGTGTTATCCCGGAGACTTCAAAGGTAGCCGTGGACCTCACGCCCTACTGCTTGCGTCACACCTACGCAACCGACCTGCAAACGGCAGGCGTGCCGATCAACGTTGCAAAGGACCTGCTGGGGCACAAGGAGATTTCGATGACAGCGCGTGTTTACACCCACCTGTCTGAGGAGGCGTTCGCCGCAGCGGTAGACAAGGTGGTTGCGCTGGACACCGCACGTCGCAGCGGAAAGATAGCCCAAATCAGGTGACACAGTAGGTGACACATCTAACACCCCCAAAAACCCCTAAAAAACCGCATTCCGGCGAATAAAGTCGAAATCAGCAAAACCGAGTATCGGAACATTCACAGCCGGAATAAAAGAAAAAGTCCCACAAACAAAGCTGTTTACGGAACTTTTCGTCTGGTCCGAGTGACAGGATTCGAACCTGCGGCATCCTGCTCCCAAAGCAGCAGCACATTCCTCAAAAGTCACCGTATATCTAACGATTTTGGCACTCGGATTTACAAGTGGCACACCAAGTGACACATCACTTGTAAATTGCATTTTCCCGCATTTATTTGCCGTCATTATACCACAAGGCACATATAATGACAGCCATTACTACTCTATACAAAAATGCTTTTACATATAGAACATGAGAAAAGGGAGGGCAAACGCCCTCCCTTCTCTTATCCGCCGTATCCCGGAATAACCGTTCTCGGGTCAATGCTCTGTCCGTTTTTATGCACTCTCAAATGCAGATGCGGACCGGAGCTGTTGCCAGTCGAGCCGATGACGCCGACCTGCTGACCGGCACTGATCGTGTCTCCCTGCTTAACCGTAGCCTTCTGCAAGTGGCCGTACAGCGAGGTGTAGCCGTTGCCGTGATCTACTACAACATAGTTGCCGTAGCCGTTCTCATCGTAGCCGACCTCAGTAACCTTGCCGCCGCCGATACTGTCCGCCGCCTGTCCGTTCACACTGCCGCCGATGTCGATACCGTCGTGCTGTTTGCTTCCCTTGCCCTTGTTCGTCGTAGGTGCAGTTCTGCTGCCGTAGCCGCTCGTGATAACCGCGTCGGAAACCTTCGTCGGGTTGCTGAAACCAGTTGCGCGATTGACGGAAATGCCGGTATCGCCCTTCTTGTCCTCCGGCAGCTTGCCGCCGCCGCTATAAAGGTTTTCGAACTTCTTTCTTCCGAGAGCACTCATGATTGCCGCGAACTGTTCATAGTTATCGACATTCTGAGAAACGATTTTCGCCTGTGCTTCCTTCTTCGCATTGCTTTTGCCTGCTTCGTAATCTACGCCGCTTTTCAGCGCGTTTGCAAGCATTTTAATCTGCATATACTGAGTAGCAGATATGCCGGAGCTTTCCACAGCGCCGATGGTATCTTTTTCGGTTGCGCTTCCATCGGTTCGTATCATATCAAACGTGTACTTCTCAGGCTTTGCTCGGTTCATCGAGTAGAAACCGAAGCTGTCTTCAAGCGCTGCGCGTTTTTCAGCCGAATATCCCTTCATATCGAGCCATTGAGAGAACTCGGTTGCCTCCATGGTCGCTTTATCGCTCCCCTTCTCATCAGCTAATGTATCGTCAGCAACGCCCTTGATATACTGCGACTGGATCATCGCATCAACATACTCTTCCGCTGTTACCTTATCACTGATTTCGGTGTAATTTTCCCAGCGGCTATCCGAAACACCCTTGATAAGCAGCGTGTGATACAGGCTGTTCTTCTCCTGCTCAGAAAGCGACTTGTCGCCCTTGATGGAGTTGAACGTCTGGTCTCGCGCTTCCCAGCTTTCCATACTGTCGTTATAGCTGTCCTCCATCTCCTTGTAGGCGTAGTAAAGACCCGGCTCGATGCCGCTGTCCTTGACGGTCTGGATCGTGCCCTCAAGCTCCTTGCCATACGTCTTGTTCGCCGCGACTGCCTTTGCGTACTTGTACACATCGGATACCGCCTCGATCTTCTCGTCGTTGGTCATGCCCTTGTACGCCTCGGATTTGGTCAGCTTGCCGAGCGCATCCAGTGCAATCTTGCCGCCCTCGCTTGTCAGCGCGGAATACTCCTGCGCAGTGAGGAACTTCTTCGTGCCTTTCTCAGTCTTGTAATACTTCTGCGGCTTGCTTGGCAATACAGAGCTGTCGCCGGTTGCCTGATACAGCTCCTTGAGCGCCTTTTCGGTCTGCGTGCTCTTTGCGTCTGCCAGATATCCCGGCGAAAAGAAGTTGTACGCCGCGCGTGCGAACACGTTGTCCGGCCCGTTCTTCTGTTCTCTGCCCCATACATCCGTATATGCAGGCTGATACTGCGACAGTCCCGGGATTTTGTTCGCCTGCCGCTGTAAGAACTTCTGCACGCTCGACGGAACAGGACTGTTCTTGTCCGCATAGGTGGTTCTGCGCGTGTTGTCCACCGTCCGCGCAATCTGACCGAACAGCGTCGGCACGAACTGACCGCCAAAGTTGGTTGCAACGTTGCTTGCAATGCCAAACAGCGGATTGCTCTTGTTGTATGCCGCGCTCGTAACCGTCGAGCCAATGCCGGACAGCATCGTCATGTTGAGCATCGGGTCGAACATACGGCTGACCGTTGCCATTGCCTGATTGAATGCCGTCTCGTCGTCGTCGTACTTCTGGTGCAGTGCTTCATACAGTTCGCCGCCCATCGCAAGCGGCACAACAGCCGGAGACGCCCAGTCGATGGTATACGACTTGCCGCCGATGTTGATTGCATACTCCTGCTGACCCATGCCCGCGTCAAGGTTTGCTTCCTTGTCGTCGTCGCTCGAGCCTGCCGAGAAAACGCCCTGTGCTGCAAGGAACGCGCCGAGCGCTGCAATGCCCGAGCCGGTAAGACCCTGTCCGATGTGGTCGATCATCTTGGTCGCGTCCATGTTGCCCTTCTTGACCTGCACCGCGTCATAGGTGATTGCTTTCAGCAGACCTACCGGCGACAGCTCAAACGAGCGCTTTGCAACGTTGATTGGCGTGCGCTTGAACGGCACAAGTGAGCCGATAGCAACGCCCCAACCTTTGTTTCTCTTTTCAAGTTGGCCGAGCGTGTCTGCCAATGCTGACGCATCCTGAAACGTTGCAATCTTCGCGTCCTGAATCGCGTGCTGCCGCGCCTCGTTCAGCTGCGCTTCCGTCAGATTGTTCACGTCCCAGCCGCGTGCCGTCAGGAAGTTGCCCATGCTCTTGATGTAAGATCCCTTTTTGAACCAGCTATCTTCCACATCAAGTGCCCGGGTGTTCTTGTCCATCACCTTTTGCAGCGGCTTCGGGAACAGCTTCTGCCGCTGCTTAATTTCGCTCATTTCGGTTTTGTAGGCATTGCCGCTGAGTTCCGCCTCGACGTTTGCATAGTCCGCCTTTGCAAACTCGTGTGCCGCCTTGTTCGTATGCAGCGCACGGGTCCGCTGACCCTGCGGCAAAAACTTCTGACCGGCCGCGGAAACCTTGTGGCTTGCGTCAAGAGCGATAGCAGAGGCAACGTTACCCATGAAGTTGCGCACATGCGTGCGCGGATTGCCGAGCATCGCAAAATAGCGCCATGCGTTCACTATGTCTCCTGCTGTCTTGGGAATCTGCTGCGCAACGTCATTGTAAATCTTGTCTACGACTTTCGTTCTTGCTTCGTCCGTCTCCGCGTTCAAGAACTCCTGCACCAGATCCTCGTTCAGCTTAAGGCCGTACTGGTCCGCAATATCTTCCGCCGGAACACCCTGCTTTTTCGCAGCCTTGCCCGCCTGCTTATCAAACCGCGACTGATACTCCTGCTGAATCCGCTGTACAGCTTTCTGCAAATAGTAAAGCTGGCCTTCCGGCGTGGTCTTTTTCAGCAGCTTAAACGCATTTACACCGCGTCCGAGTGCCGTACCCTGTACCGCAAGATCACCCGCGAGCTTCATTGCCGTCTGCGTGTCGCCCGCTTCAACCGCCGCCGTGTACATCATCTGACCGAGTGCAATATCATCGTCCGTAACGGCTCTGCGGCCGTCCGTCACTTCCTCCCACTGGTCAAACGCGCCCTGCCATCCCTTCTTCTGAATGGTTTTCGTCGCACCGCCGAGTGTTTTTTTCAGCGACTTCACATCATGCGAAAACAGACCTTCCGCAACATGGTTCTCCAGTGCCGGAATGAGGCTTTCCGGTGTAACGCCGCTCTCCATGATCGTTCTTGCAACATTGCTTACCCTGTCCGTGCCGTTCGTGCTCTGCGGAACGTCAATCGTGCGCGCCGGGTTCATGCCCGGTTCAATCGCGCCGTAGTCACTCACCATCTTGGAATACGGGTCAAAGCCGCCCTTCGCCGCGCCAACCGAGCTTTCCGCATTTACCCCCGCCTTTTTCAGCTCCGGGTTAATGTCGTTCGCCTGTGCGGTCTGCTGTGTTCCCAGAGCCGCGCCCTGTGCGTTCCCCTGCATCGGCTGTGTAATTTCCGCCGGGGCATTCTGCGCGGTCTCCTGCGCCGCCTGTGCCGCCGTGCGGAGCTTCGGGTTAATGTCCCGCAGCGGCGGATTGGCCTGCACCGCGCCCTGCTGAACGCCCTGTGCCGCATTGAGGTCGAGCGGCTGTGCCGTGTTGTTGATTTCCGCCGGGGAGACAATCGCGTTTCGTCCCGCGTTCGTCTCGCGGATGTCCTCTGTGCGCGTGCCGCCGCCCGTTGTTACTTCAAGGCCGTTCGGGGTCATTTTTGCGCCCGTGTACTTCGTGTCGCCGAGCGCGTCATAGGCCGCCTGAATGCTCTGCGCGATACCGTAATCGCGTGCAAGCTCCGGCGATACCCACGAGCCGCCACCCTGCATTAAATCGTGCTGAATGAACTGCTGCGCAATGTCCGCCGCTTCCGACTTGCGTGGCTTGCGTCCGTTCTTCTTGTAAAACTGCGAGTACCAGTCCTCGTTGTTGCTTGCGCGGTAGCCCGTTCCGTCGTCGTTTCGGATGATGGAGACGCCCTGACCCTTGTAATTGCGAACATATTCCTCCGCCGCCTTGCGCACGGTCTCCATTTCCTGCATCGTCGGGTCTACGATTTCGGTAATGTACTGCTTGATGGGAATGCCCGTCTTGTTCGAGTTATCAATCAGCAGTTTGGCCCATTCCATGTCGGACTGATACATACCGCCGTTGTCGTTTTCGAGGTCGATAAACGGAATAGTCCGCGTGTTCGCCTCCATGCTGATCTTGGTCTTGGTGCTGCGTCCCTCTGGCAGATACCCGGTTGGAAGACTCTGTGCTACCTGTCCGTTCGGACCTGCATACAGTACGTTTCCGCTGTTCTGCGACGCTGTGAAATCGCCGCGCATATTGCCGTACAGCACATCCGGAGTCTGAACATCGTTGAACGCACGCAGATTGTTCGCCACGCCGCCGTTCGCGTTCGCGTACAGCGTGTTTGCCGTGCGCGTGTTGCCCTCAGGGAGTGCAAGCCGCTGACCGTTCGGCAGTGCATAGACCGGGTCTACCATATCGCGGTTTGCTTCCTCGGGAGAGGTGTAGACCGTGTTCGTATCCGTGCCGTATCGGTAGTCTGCAAGGCGGTTTGCTGCACCGCTCGCGCCCTGCATGAGCGCCGACATGGCGATACCGCCCTTTGCGCTGTCGAGCAGCTCCTTTGCTGTCGCGTTCTGCGCGTTCGGGTTGTAAGTTGCCCGCTTGAGATAGGGATTGATGAACGTGCTCGCCGCTTCCTCTGCGCCCTCGCCCAGAATATCCGCCGCGCGTCCGAGAATGCCGTTTCCGGTCTTGATAACGCCCTCACCCATGCCCGGAATGCCGCTGAACATCTTTTCCGTGCCAAGTTCGGTAAGACCTGCGCCCGTGCCGTAAAGCATCGCCTGATCGAGCGTCGCGCCCTCCCTCTGCGCTTCATTCACGCCGCTTTTCGCGCTGTCGCCGTAGATCATGGCAAGGCTTGCGCCCGGCAGCGCCATGTTTGCTGCAATGCCCGGTGCCATGCGTGCCGCTGAGCCTGCAAATTCCTGTCCCTTTTTCGCCATGCCGACAGGCTGAGCCCATTCATTTACCGCCTGCAAGGCCTTGTCTGAGAGACTGCCCTCTAACGTTTTCTGCGCCGTGTCCTTGAGGAACTGACCTGCTTTATCTTTGCCGATAAAGTCGAGGAAATCGCCTGCCGCCTTGTTCATCGTGCCGGAAACATAGCGTCCCGCATTCTCCACCGCGCCCGTTGCATTCAGCAGCGTGTTTGCCACGCTGCTTCCCCACGACTTGGCCGCGCTCATTTTACTGAGTGCGTTGCTTTCGTCGTTCAGCCGCTTGTACAGCTGATAGATTGCCTGCGCCTGCTTTTTCTCGTCTGCCGACATTTTATCATACTGTGCGCTGCCGTTAATGCCTGCAATCGCAAGTTTCGGATGAGTTGCGAGGTGAGCGATAGCCGCCGCCTTGTCCGCCGTGTTCCGCCCCTGCACGTCCATGTTAATGAGGTAGGGGTACTGCTTCTGCATGCGCTCGATTTCGCTGTCGAGCTCGTCTACGCGCTGCTGACGCTGCGCCTGAGAGGTTGCCGCGCGGTTGAGCGCCGCGCCGCGGGCGATCTTGACAACAGGCATGGAAACGTTGGTCGTGCCGCCTGCCTTGGGGAGATAGGTTGCGCCGGTCTTGTCCTGATACGTCATGCCGAAGCTCTTGCGAATCTGGTTGTTCGCCTCGTGCAGGCGGTTCCGTTCTGCCTCGTCCGTGGTGTTGTGCCACATGAGCGAGTTTGCGTTCAGCTGGTCGATTGCTTTCTGACGTTCTTCCTTCTCGTTCCACGTCTTGCCCGTCTTGCGTGCCGTGCCGCCGCTCATCGTGCCGCTCGTGCGCTTTGCCGCGTTCGCCCTCGGCAGCGTGTTCGTTTTCGCAGGTGCGCTCATCGTGCCCGTGCTTTTCAGTGTTCCGTTGTTCTTCGCGGTCTGCAAGGCGTGCCGTGCGTTGTTCTGCCGCGCCGTGTCCTGCCGCTGCTGTCTGCCCTCGCGCGTAATGCCGACGGTGTTGCCAAGGCCGCGGACGCTCTGCTGATACGGTCTTGCGCCCGTCACCTTGTCCGCCTGTCGGACGTTCCGGTTCGTTACCGTGCTCTTGCCGCCGGTACTCCGGCTTACTGTATTGTTTCGGCTCTGCGTGCCGCTTGTTTTCTTGGTTGTATTGGTGGTTTTCTTCGTCGAGCCGCCGAGGTAGTTCGACGCGGGTTTCGACTGCTTCGAAGCATTCTTTGCGTTCCGCCGTGCCTGCTCAAGCTGCTTCTTGCGTCCCTCGCTCAGCTGATACTTTTTATCTTTGCTTGCCATATTACGCCTCCGGTAAAAGTAAGGTAGGGGCGGTCATGCCGCCCCGTGCTGTTAATACGTCTGTGCCTTCGAGAGCCACTGCTTGTACATCGTCAGGTATGTCGGGTCGAGCGTCTGCTGATATGCCTGATAATATGCGTTCGCCTGGTCCATTGCGCGGTTGTAAGCCGTCTCGTTCGCGTTCAGCTTGGTGCTTTCGTCATACTGCGACTGCTGCATATCCTGTGCACGCTTGTTGTAGGCGATATTTGCAAGCGTCTGCTGTGCGTCGAGCGTCGAGTTCACGCCGAAATTGCCGGTTGCGTTGCCGTAGTTGTACAGGTTGCTGATGACGTTCTGCTTTGCCGCCTCCTGCTGTGCCAGAATGCTCTGACGCTGCTGGTACAGGCTGTTTGCAAGGTCTGCCATGCTCTGCGCCGCCTGCGTCGAGTTTCCCGCCAGTGCGCTTGCGCGGTTGTTCTCCACGCTCTGGATTGCGTTTGCACGTGCAAGCTCGTTCTGGTTGTACGCCGAGTTGTAGGCGTTGTTCTGTGCCACCAGTGCGCTTTCCGACGCGCCCTGACCGGAAATGCCTGCCGCCGCAAGCTGACTCGGAAGGTCACGCTGTGCCGTGCGGTAGTTGATGTACGCCTGCCGCGCCGCCTCGTCGTAGCCCTGGTTGAGAGACGGGAGCATCGCGGAATACTGCTGATTGATCTGGTTTGCCATCTGGTCGTAGTACGCCTGCTGCTGCTGCTTGATTTGCTCCTGCCGGTCAAGCTCTGCCTGATACTGCTGCTCGATTGCTTTCATGTTGTTGATGTAGGTCTGTGCGTTCTTCGCCGTCGCGTCGTTGGAAAACTGGTCGAGCTTGCCGCCGTTCAGCGCGATCTTGGTTTCGCGGTCATTGAGCGACTGCTGTACATCCTGCCAGTTTGCACCGCTTGCCATCTGGTCTGCAAGCACGGTCGAATAGTCGACGTTGTTGTATTTGTCCTTTGCCTGCTGCATCGCATTCAGTCCCGTGCTCAGTGCGCCGCCGAGCATGCTGCCGACGGTATTTGCCACACCGTTTGCCGCCGTCGGTGCTTTCCACGTGCCGGTCTTGCTGTCGTAGCTGTAGCCATGCCCCGTATAAAGCGCACGGTTCTTTGCCTCGAGGTCCTTTCTCGTTGCCGCATCCGCAGTATGCCATGCCTGAGAGTTGGCCTGTGCCTGCTTGAGCCAGTCCGGCGTGCTGACCGCCGAGGACGCGGAAGAACCGCCGGAGTACGAGCCGCCAGAGGACGAGGCTGTCGGCGCACTCCACGTGCCCGTCTTGCTGTTGTAGGTGTAGCCGTGGTCAGAGTACAGCTTCCGGTTTGCCTGCTCGAGGTTCTTTTTCGTTGCCGCGTCTGCCGTGTGCCATGCACTCGAATTTGCCTTTGCCTGATCGAGCCACGACGAGGAAGAACCGGACGAGCTCGACGAAGATCCCCGATTAGACGAGGACGAAGAACTCGAGCTGTTCTTCTTTTTGGCCGCCGCTGCTGCTGCGGCGGCCGTGGTTGCGGCATGGATAGCCGCGCCCCAGATACTCATACATATCTCTCCTTTTGGGTAAAATAAAAGCAGGCGTTTCCGCCTGCTTTCCTGTTAAGTTAGTGTCTCACGACGTTTTCATAGTACGCGCCGAGCTTGTCCTCTACCGCGTCCCTGTCGCACAGCCAGAACGACTTTGCCATGTCCGCGTAAAATTCCTCGTTGCCCACGCCGTGCTTTTCTGCGACCTCGCTGAGGTCACTGTACACCGCGTTCATTGCCACCCAGAATTTCACCGGATTGCATCGCAGTCCGTGCCGCTCCATGATTGCGCTGGTCTGCTCCATCGTCCAGTGTTCGCCGGTCGAGCCGTCCGCGTTCTTCATGCCGCGCACCCACTTTTCCGCCATCTGACGGTTGAGCTTTGCGCCGCCGCCGCGTGCATAACCCTGCATTTTCTCTGTTCCGTGCGTCTCGTCTCCCACATAGGACGTACTGCCGTCACGGAAGCCGATTTGACGCATTTCCGGGTACTCGTCGTACTCCGGCCATTCCGCGCTGCTTCTCGGTGCAAACCGGCCGTTCGAGTACCGGCGCATCTCCGGCTCTCTGCCGTGAATGCGCTCGTCGTAGTAGCTGAGCGGGTCGTCATAACCGTAGGGCTCGATATAACGGCTGCGCGGCATATCATACCGCACGCCGTAGTGCTCCCGGCCTTCAAAATCGCTCCTTCTGTTCCGCTGCATCAGCAGCATCATCGTTCCTCGTCTCATGCTGTCACCGCCGTTCCGTTAATCGAGCGCAGCGCGTCCGAGTGCGAGCAGCAGGAATTTCCGAGCATTCGGAAACTGCCGCCGGTTGCCGAAGTGACCACCCGGCAAAGGTACTTGTGCCGCGTGTCGAGGTTGAACACGGTAGCCGCCGCGCCGTTGCATTTAAGGAGCGGATACGTTACCGTGCCGTCGCCGATCGTGATGACCACCGGCGCACCGATGATCGTCGTACTCGGGATGTTCTGCGCGATGACGATACCGTATACGCAGCCGTTCTGATAATCTCCTGCCGGAATATTTACCGTCAGTACGCCGCTTGCGTAGGTCACGCTCTGTGAGATACGCAGGTTCGGACAAAGTTTCTGTACAGGCTTGCAAGCCATAACTGTTCCCTCCTGTCAAAGGCAGGGGGATTGCTCCCCCCCTCCTGAATATCGTATCTCAGCAGCCGCAGGTGTTGCAGCCGCAGCCGGAAAAACGCAGAGCGTTTACAAGGTAATTGTTCTGTGCCTCCTGCGAAGCCGCGAACTTCAAGGCCTGATTCTCGTTCTGGAGCGCCGCGATCTTCTCCTGCTGACGGGTGTTCTCCATTGCATCCAGTCGTGCAATGATACGGTCGGTGTCGTTGTGAGCAGACTGGATAATGTCACGCGTATTGGTCGCCGCGTTGTAATTGGCATCGCAGAAACCGCGCTCCATCTGTCTCTGGGTGTCGCAGCAGCAGCCGGACATCTGCGTGCCGAGTGCCGTCAGACCGGCGGTCACGCCGTTAAAGCCGTTGTTCATGTTCTGAACCGTGTTGTTTGCAAGCTGTGCCGTCTGGTAGCCGAGCTGACATACCGAATTGTCTACGCCGTGGAAGCCGTTCGAAACCGTGTTTCCGAGCGTGTTGAAGCCGGTCAGCATCCCGTTGTTCATGCTGTAAAAGCCGTTGCACAATCCGTCCTGAATACCGAGAACGGAACGGGACAGGTTGTTGAAGTTGAACTCGCTGCACAGGTCGGAGCGAGTAACCGCGCCCTGATAGCCTGCACCGTTCGAGCCGTTGCCGCCCCAGTTGCCCCAGCCGTTACCGCCGAAGATGAGTGCGATAATCAGAAACGCGAAAATCCAAGAGCCGTTACCGCCCCACATGCCGTCATTGCCGCCGCCGTTGTTGTCAGAGCCAAGAGCGTAGCCGGTTGCAAAATCGTTATCCATTTGAAAATCTCCTTTTCAGTTTATTTTGATCGGAGCCGCGCGAACTCCGAACATGACAAAATCACGTCGGTTTTTCGTCAAGACCCGTCCAAACTGAAAAGAAGTTATTTACTTGATCTTCATGCCGAACTGCTGCGCAAACTGATCGAGGTCAATCCCTCGCTCCTTTGCAACGTTCATTGCCATCTGCCGCAGCGCGTCCGGGCTCTTGCCCTGCATGCTCTGCATCAGCTGACCGACCATCGGATTATTGCCTGTCATCTGCTGCAAAAGCGCCGTCGGATTCCCGCCGTGCTGCATCAGCTGCAAAACCTGCATCATCGGGTTATTCATCATGCCTCACTGCCTCCCAGCTTGTCGCATAAGGTGTTGAACCGTGCTTTCAGCTCGTCAAACTCGCCCCTCGGTACATAGTCCGGTTTTGGCGCGTCCTGCATCTGCACCCGGCTGTATGCCGCGAAATCCGCGCAGCCGGTTTGAAGGTTGAGCTGCTTTGTGTAGATATAGCCGTGCGCCGTGTCCGGCATGATGGTTAAAGCGCCCGAGAAATCGGTCTGAACCGCTCTTGCCTCCTCAACGCTTGCCACTGGACGCACAATATGTTGTGGGTACTGCGGTATCTGCACATTCTGTTGTGGATACTGCTGTGGATACTGTGGATAACCGCAAGCCATTATCCGTGCACCTCCGTTTCGTGAAGGGAGCGCTCCTTGTAGGCAAGGTACTCGTCGAGATACTTTGTGTTCCCCGCCTCGCGGTAGTCCTCAGCAATGCGCCGCGCACACTGCTTGTCGTAGCCGATACGTTCCAGTCTTTGTTCGTAGCTCATGCTTTATCGCCCCTCTCTATGCGTCTATTATAGCGCATCGGGAGCGCGAAAACCTGTCACAAAACTTTCAGTATTTTCCGTTTGATGTTCCGCAGCCGCCGGTAAACCGTTGCCTCGCTCATATGCAGCGTGTCCGCAATCTGAATAACAGAACGCGCCGTAACTCGTAAATCGAATACGGCGCGTTCCTCGTCTGTAAAGTTGCATTCCTGCCGGAGGTATTCCACCTCCGGTCTTGTAAACTCCGTTAATTTCATGCGGTTATCCCCTTGTTATGGTGTCACCGCATATCTTTTCCCTCTTTTTTTCTCTTAGCCGTACAGGTGCGCTCTGTCGTTAATCACCAGAATGCGCATCAGGCTTTCGGTCAGTGCAAGGTTGCCGTTCTCGTCGCCCTGCAAAAAGCCCTTGTTTACGAGCTTCTGCACGGTCTCCTGTGCCCACTGCGGGCACTCCTTCGGCCTGTTGTAAACCTTCTCCGCCGCGCTCCTGATCTCCTGCTTTGCAATCGCGCGGGTCTGTGCTTCCGTCATATCTTCAACCCTTTCAGTAAGTCGTTTCTTGAATGCCGTGAATTTGCTTTCGTCCCTCACCCACGGTTCTGGGCATGCCTTGCCGGTCACGTCGTAGTGCCGTACAACACGGTCAGCAGGAACATTGTACCGCCCCATGAGATACTTCACGAGCTCGACCGCCCTGTCGACCGTTGCCGCCGTGATGGTGTACCTGCCGCCCACGATGTCCGAGCACATTTCTACGCCGATGCTGTTGCGGTTCATGCAGATGCCGTGCAGCGGATGATGTCTGCTCTCGAGCGCACCGCCGCAGTGCCACGCCGTGTCGTCGTCGCGGACAGACTGCACAATGCTTTTCTCGTCGACAAAGTAGTGCGCACTTGCGCTCAGATTGCCGTTCTGAAAGTACCGTCCGTTGTTCGCCGCCGTGTCGCCGTTGTTCGCCGTGTAGTGCATGACGATGTAGCGAATGCCGTTGCCGCCGCGCCCTGCGCGGTAATTACTCGGGTCACAGGGGATGTAATCAATCTTCATGGCTGTCCTTCCTCGGCACCGAGTACGTCAACGCCTTCTCGCTGTCACTTACGCCGGCCGTCGTCGGGTCAATAAAGACCGACAGCACCGCAAGGCACATCGTGCAAAGCTGCACCGGGTTCGAGAGCACGCCCTTGATACCCAGCCAGACCGCGCTCCACGAGGTAAAGGTCTGCGGGTCAACGCCGATGGCCGTGATAGCGACCGACAAAACGCCGACCCAGAACCACGGGTTTTTCATACGTACCGGAATATTAACCTTCATGCTGCATTTCCTCCTTTTCCAAGTCCTCAATACGGTGGTTTGCCACGCGAACGCGCTCATCCATCACGGCAAAGTCCTGTTCGAGCTTATACGTGCGCGTGATGAGGTTGTTGTGCTTCTCCACCTTCTTTTCCAGCTGCTCAATGCGGTAATTCGTGAGATTGCTCGACAGCGCAATACCGCCGAGCGTTCCCACCAAAGTCCCCACCAGACTGAGCGCCGCTGTAAAAACTTCAGCCGACATACTCCACCTGCTTTCTGTTGTACTTCTGCGTGAGATACAGCTCCGTAATCCTGTATTTGCGCACCGCCTCGCGGATTTCTGCAAAGTCCTCACGCTGTCTGATGTGCTTCGGAAAAAACCCATCGACGATCATGTTCGGTGCAGCGGTGTTTTCTGCGCCCTTCATGTTACGCACCCTTGGTGCCGCCGAACTCTGCGGGCACAAGTTCGGGCAAACCAGAATCAATCAAGATTTCTGCCACCTGCTTTTTGAGTGCCTTGGGCACAGCATCGAACTCCGTCTTTCCGAGGATAACCCTCTGTGCAAAAAACATAGCCATCATAATTACCAACCTTTCTAAACGTCTAAAAATGTTCATTATTCTGCGTAAACCTGCATCGCCATCTCCGCAATGCAGTCCTCAATAAAATCACTGCGTTCGGTCGCGGCGTTAAGTTGTGCTTTCAGCAGCTTATTTTCCTGCTCCAGTTCTGCGTTGGTTTTCGGGATAACCGGCTTCGGCAGTTTCGCCTTATCCGCCTCGATTTCCTCGGCAGTGCGCTCTATCACCTTGCCTCCCTCCAGTTTGTACCGCATAACGCCATCCTGTGTGTACAGCGGCTTATCAAGGTAGTGCGTCTGTGCAAGGTTCAGACGGTCGCAGGGTGCGCCTTCCTCGACCAGTACCCAGTCCGTCAGGTCAGCCGGGAGCGTGTACTCCCCCTCAATGCGGGTAATGCGTCCCTGTGCGTCTGTCAGCACATAGACGCGCGATTTTGGTATTTGCATGGTGTGTCACCTCCTTAAATGTCGGCGGAAATAAAGGCGTATCCGCCAGTTGTATTATCAGACCTCTGTAAATAGCCATACCAATCTTGTGATGTAGCACTACTAAAAGTTACAAGCACGGACGCTTTAGTTGTGCCAACGTCAAGAATCGATATGTTTGATATACCGAAAGCAGTTGTGTTTCCAGACATGGAGCGGACAATAACTCGATAGTTACTCACATCGTTAAAGCGAATTGACGGATATGTACGTTTTCTTTCGTATGGCAGAACAAATGTTGCGCTCGTAGCACCAGCTGGAATAAATGTAGCATTCGTAATAACAGGCGTATTTCCATCTTCTATTTTTTCTGCATAGTACATACATCTCCTCAACTGATCCCCGAAATCCGGGATTTCGTTCAATACCCAAACGCCGTTCTCCTTGTGCGCAAGGGTCTGCGTGTCGCCAAGTTCGAGCTTGGCGGCTTTGATAGAAAAACTTCCGGAACCTGTATTAAGCGACTGAATAACGATCTGATTTGCATCAATAGATGCGTCAGCAGGAATAGTACCTGTTATTTCAGCGAGCGCCCAATCATCAGAAATCGGTGCTTGTTCGTTGAAAAAGTATTTACCAGCGCCCCATGAACAAACAAGGCGAATAGGGAGCCCAGTGGCTTTGTAAAGGCACGACAATGTGTAAATTGCACCCGGAATAAGGACATTATCCAGAAACGTGATCAAATTCCAACCCGCCACAGTGTAGGAAATGTTAAGTGCGCCGCCTTGAAGAGTTGCCACGACACCATCTGTAATTCTCCACCTATCCACCGTATACCCAACCGCCGTATACTCCGTCTGCCCTCTCTGGTTCACCGGTCTGCCGAAGTACCAGTTGTCGAGAAGATTCGGGTTTGTGCGGTATTTGAGGGCATCCGCTGCAAGCGCGAATCCATTCATCTGTGCAAGCGCCGCGTTAAATTGTGTTTCCGTGCCCTGATAGCCGCCGTCGAGCGCCGCTTCATACGCATCTTTGCCGTCGTTGCCAGGCACGCCCTGAATGCCCTGCACGCCCTGAATGCCCTGCGGACCGGTGGGGCCCTGAATGCCCTGCACGCCCTGCGGACCCACTGGACCTTCAACCTTGCCGACGCTCACCCAGTCAAGCGCGTTTTCACTCCAGATGTAGCACTCGCGGTTCTCCTCGACCTGATACATCTTGTCGTTGCCGTTCGGGATAGCGTTTCGCAGTGCGGCGAGGGTGCTGTAAACGTCCTCGATGTATAACGCCTTGCCGTCCTTGCCGTCTGCGCCCTTTTCGCCCTGTGCGCCCTGCGGACCCTGTGCGCCCTGTGCGCCGCGAATGCCCTGTGCGCCCTGCTCACCCTGAATGCCCTGCGGACCTCTCGGACCAATCTCGCCCTGCGGACCGCGTTCACCTCTGAGGCCCTGCTCACCTCTTTCGCCCTGGTCTCCCTTGTCGCCCTTGTTGCCCTGCGGACCGCGAACGCCGTGAACGACGGTTACGCCGTTTACGTCCTCAACTGAGCCCTCGGCAAACTGCATCCTGCTCCTCTGCGGCAGCACATTGCCGCCTGCGTCGAGGATAACGTGACCCGAACTTGCCGTTGCAAGCCATGTCGAGCCGTCAAGGCTGTATTCGATTGCCCCGTCGCTGTTGAGCCGCAGCCAGACGAGTGAGCCGTCATTGCACTTGATGCTGATCTCGTCGTTCGCGCTCAGTTCGTTTACAACGTCGATGGTCTCGTTGAGCTTGTCTCTCAGCAGCCGCGGCAGCTTGTCGAACACCGCCTTGTTTTCCGCAGCCGTGCCAGTCAGCGTGTCCGCCGCAGAAACAACGCCTGTCGAGCTTACCGCGCTGTCTGAAATCTTTTCGATTGCCATTTCATCACCTCACCATAGTTCCGATGGTGTATCTCTTGATAATGCCGAACACGCCGAACGCCTCGTTCAGTGCGTTGTTCTGCATGATAAGTTGCAGGGTCTTGTACTTCTTGACCTTGCTGTTGAACGGAAGCACCTGCGGCGCGTCGTTCGTGTTGAACGTGAAGCGGCTGAAATCAATATCTTCCCAGTTGAAAATATCCGCGATACCCTCGCGTATCTGCCGGCCGAAATCGCGTTCCGTCCGCGCGAACACCTTGACCGAGGAACGGGTATAAGGCTTCAGCATAACGCCGCTGCCGCGCTTTACCATGGTCTTATACGTCATGAAGTCGCCGTCATCGTCCGCCTTGGTGTGCCACTCTGCCGAGATTGCCGTACCGCCGGTAATTCTGCCGTCCTCACCGAGCGTGCCGCCGTCCGAATATGCCTGCATGGTGTCAATATCCATGTTCAGCTTACAGATACGTCCGTCCGATGTGCCGAAATACAGGTTTCCCCTGCTTTCCATCATGCGCACCGCCGGGAAGTTGTTCCAGTAGTAGCACTCGTAAACGTAATCGCCGTAGGACTGCGGCTTGTACGCTACGTTCTGGTTGGTGTCGAGCACGTAGGCATGGTTGTTCACAGACAGCACATAGTAGCCGTTCCAGACTACCGCGCAGGCGTTTTCCAGATGATCTTCCTTGGTCAGCGCCGCGTCCACGTAGTAGGAGCGGTTTCTTGCCACCTGCAAGGCCGTGATGTTGCTGCTCGTCAGCGCGAACACGCCCGTTCGGCTGAGGAATACCGGCTCTTCCGGCAGATACGCGAATGCGTGCTTTGCCACCGCACCGGCACCGGCTGCGGCTCTGCGTACCGGAAACTGCACCTTGTTCGTCGTGCTGTCGATGTTATACCCTCGGAAATAGATCGTGGTCTCGCTGCGGTCATCCGACTTGACGATTGCCTGACTGTCCGAGATTGCCGTATATCCGACGATTGCCGCGCCGTCCGCGCCCACCTTGGTATAGGAGAGGTCGGAAAAATACAGAGGATTGTTGCTTTCACACCGCCAGTCCTTGTCCTGCTCGTCGGGATTGCCTGCAAGAAACACCCTGTCCTGAGACTTGCCGCCGTAGATTGCCGCGATGGTGCACTTTTTGATCTTCTCGGCGTATCCGTCCACGTGCTTCACAAACGTGATCGACACGTTGTCTTTGCCGGTAATATCCGGTTTCGGCGGCGCACTGGTAAACGTGACCTGTCCCTTACTCCCGTTCAGGCTGTAGCGGCTCGCGTCCCAGACCGCATTATTCACCTTGACCTCTGCAATGCTCTGTACGTCCGTGGTGTCAAGCTGATACACGGTAGCCGAGCCGTCCGCGCAGAACTCGTTCTTGCGCTTGTCGCTCAGAAGATTGACATCCTCGAAGCTCGTGCCGCCGCCCGTCGGCTTGTTGGCAATGGTGGTAGTCGGAACGTAAGCGTCCGCTGTCGCGTCCTTTACGGTCTCGCCGTCGAACACAAGGTACTCGCCGCCCGTCAGCACGTACATTTTGTCGTTCAGCGTAAACGACGTGCCCTGCTTGTTCGTCAGTCCGCTTTTCAGCTCTGTTAATGTGTTCTCCGTCCACTTGTAAAGCCGTGTGCCGCCGTGCACCAGAAAGTATTCCTTGCCCTTGATAATGCCGCGATACAGTCCGTTTACCGGCTTTTCGACATTCAGCAGTACGCGCCATCCCTTGCGCTTTTCGGGAAAGCCGCCGCTGTCCGAAATCAGGTTTACCGTGCCGGAAGCGCCGCGCGTTGAGTCAACCTGTGTCGGATTGCTCGACAAATCCACGCCCTTAAACTTGGAATACTCGGTTTTGTACCTTTTCGGGGAATCGGGAATCTTGTATGTTGCCATTTACACCCACCCCGTAACCGAGCGCCACGCGCCGCCGCTTGCGGTCTGCTGTCTCCTGCTTGCAAGCATCTGCTTGACGTTCTCGTATTCGTTCAGATACTGCGTCGCCATGGAAATATCATCCTCCTTGAACACCTCTGCCGCGATATACAGCGGAATTGCCCGCTGCGCTTCCTCCGGCAGAGAAAACGTCGTGTCGCCCGGCGTGCTCTCGTCAATGTTCTCAGGATACGACTCGTACCAGATGACGAGCGTCCCGACGTACTCCGCCGGGACAAACAGCGTGTCCATGCCGTCAAACTGATAGTCGTTCACGCGCATAAACGTGTTGTTCGCGCCCATGATCGTCAGTCTGTCCGGGCAGAACCGCATGAAATCCGGTGCAAGCTCGCGGATATGAAACAGCCGATAGCCTTCCGCATCATCGTCCGGAAGCTCGACTTCCACAGATTTGTAAATCGGCATGACCGCGGCAAGGTCTACCATTGCAAACCATGCCGCGTGCGGCATCGCCCGCACATAATCCGCCACATCGGGAGAAGTAAGCGAAACCTCCGTGCCGTAGTTCAGGCGTGAGAAAATCTTATCGAGTGCAGCCTTTTGCATCTGCTCCCACGTCATAAAATCACTCCTTAAAAGGGAAAGGAGGGGTTGCCCCCTCCCCTCTGTTTACAGCAGCGCGGTGCCGTTCGTCATCCCGTCGCCCACGATGGAGATTGCGCGCCAGTCGTTGAAGCCTGCACCGAAACGTGCACGGCCGGACCAATAGTTCGCGTCGCTGTTATCATCCACCGTGGAACGAACCTTCAGCGATACGCGGTCAAGCCACGGCATGCACATAGCGTCCTTGTTGTAATCGCTGTCGAGCAGCATGAAATACTCCTTGCCGCCGATGGTCTTCGGCAGATAGTTCCAAACAAGAACGTTCCACAGACCAATCTGGAAGTTGAAAGCGTTGTTGTTGGTGTTCGGGTCGAGTTCCGAGCCGATAGCCGCGAACAGCGCACGCTTGAGCTTGCCGGAGTTCGGGATGATGATGGTATCCGGCTTGATATTCAGCAGGTTGCCGTCGTCGTCGCGGATGTCCTGCATCTGCTCCTGTGCAGCGTCCAGAATTTCGGTGTACTTGTCCGTGCCGGCCGTGTACTTGAAGCGGTTGGACTGGTTCTTGTAGCCCTTGGTAGCCGAGCCGTGCGCGTTGGAGAACAGGGAAACGCCGTCTGCGGAGGTGGTGTCGTACTTCTTGCCGCCGAAGGTGACAGAAGTGCCAACGCCGCCTGCAATCAGCTCTGCCGCATACTTCTCACGGGTGCGATTGTATGCGCCTGCAAACTTGCGCGCCTTGCTCTCTGCCACATTGAACTTTGCATCCTCCATCATTTCCATGGTGACCTCGAAGCGGCTCTTCCACGTAGTCGGCTCGATGATCTTGCTGTAGCCTTCCTGCACCGAGGTCAGCGGATACGCGCCGTTCTCGCCAACGTCCTGAAAATCACCCAGTGCAGTTGCAGAGGTGTACTTCTCCGCGTAGTTGGTGGTGGTATCCATATAGAATACCTTGTCGATCATGCTCTGCTCCTGAAAGCTCTCTACGCGGTCTGCGATGATTGCCTTGATGGGAGCCTGCGATTTGCCGAAGAAGGAATCCGCAACACCGGAACCCTCAGAAAAAGTAATGCCTGCCATAGATTATCTTGTCTCCTCTCTTTTTTAGGCGGCAACCGCTGCCGGCTCAACAAACACGCCGGTAACGGTCGAGTTGGTGGTAGCGCCGTCGGTGGTCAGCACCTTGAAAACGCCCTTGGTAGCGGTTGCGGTAACGGTCAGCGCATCAGCCGCCAGAGTGACAGCCGAGCCGACGACGGTCTGCGCAACGGTAGCGGTCGAGGTGGTCTCAAACACGATGTTGTCATTCACCTCGATAGCCGGGTAATTGCCGTCCTCGCGCTTGGGACCCATGATAATGTGGGTCGGCTTGACGGAAGCGGTGCCCTTTGCCAGAGCGCCGGAAGTCAGAGTAACCGCCATGCCGAGGGTCAGGCCGTCCGCGCCGGGAAGGTAAACGAACGGGGACACATCAGCAACGCGGCGATATGCGATCTTAAACATGAAAAAATCTCCTTTTACTTGTATTTTTTGAACTTTGCCACAAGCTGGGCGTGGGTAAGATTCGGAAATGCGTGCTTCATCATCTGCATCTCCTGCGGGTCGATTACGATATCGTCACCGCCCGCATTGCCTGCTGTGGTAGTCAGATGGCTCTTGCCGTTGACGTTGTTCATTGCCTGCTGCTTTGCCGCCGCGGCTTTCTTGCCGGTGAGCGTATCAAAGTTTGCAAGGCGGAACGCATCAACGAGCGAATAGCCGCGGTTGACGTACTCGTTAAAAACGGGTGCGTTCGGGTGGTTTGCCAGTGCAGCAACGTCGGTGATGGACGGGTCAAGGCGGGAAATCTCCTTGATTGCCTCGTTCATCTGCCGCTCGCCCTCCTCCATCTGCACACGGTCAAGCACTTCCTGCGCCTGCCGTACAGTGGGGTTGTTTGCGATCATCTGAGCGAGCATGGACGGGTCAAGCCCTGCCTGCTGCATCTGGTCGCGCTGATAGGCCTGCTGATACGCCTGCAAATCAGCCTCCGAGGTGATCGGCTTGTTGGTGTACGGGTCGAGCTGACCCTCGTACATCTGCCGTACCATCTCGTCCTTTGCCGCCTGCCGCTCCTGCTGAATGCGCTGGTTAAACTGCGCTTCCGCTCTGCGTCGTGCAGCGGCAAATCGTGCGTTATCTTCCGCACTCTGTACTCCCTCGGGTGCAGCTTCGGCGGTCTGCTGCTCGTTTTCGCCTGTTTCCTCGGGTCCGATGGACGCAGTTTCGGCGGTTTCCTGCTCGTTTACGCCTGCCTCGGTGGTTTCCACTTCGGCTTCCATAATTTCTTCCATTTGGTTGTTCCTTTCTGGATTTTTACGCTGTTCCGTGCGATTTTGGGCATAAAAAAACCGCCCTTTCGGACGGTCTTTCTTTACTTGCTGCCCTTGCTGCGAAGATCACCGCCGGTCTTAACGGTCGGCTTCTTGGTCTTGGTCTGCTGATACAGCGCCTTGACCTCCATGCTGCCGGAGTTCTTCACTTTACCGGCCAGAGTTGCACACTTTGCCATGCTATTTCACCTCCTTTACTACCTGCTTATAGTTTGAACACTGCGGATTTTTGCAGATAAGCACGAGCTTACCGTCTACAGTGTCGGTCTTGGTGTCGATTTTACATACCGGACATACCATAACTGCCGCCTCCCTCCTGATAACTCGGCATTGTCTCCGGGCTGACGTAGCCGGACTGCGTAATATCGGGAATGCCGTCTGCATTTGTTGCCATCGGCTGCATCATTGCCTGCTGCTGTGCCATCATCTGCTGCTGTTCCAGTCGTTCAGAAAGCTGCTGTTTAACCTCGCTTGCCAGCGGGTAGTGCAGCCCCTCCATGATCGTCCAGAACGTGAGTAGACTCTGCATATCGGACGGGTCGCCGAAACAGCCGTTTTCGAGGTTCATTCTCGCCTCCTGCCAGAGGTTTTCACGGTTGCCTGCAAGCGGCGCGGTCTGGTCTACGCTGAACAAAAATTCATCGTTCCAGTACGGTTCGCCCGCCTCGTCCACCTTGAGAAAATCCATCTTGTTAAACGTGCCGTACATCTGCGTGCCGTTGGTGTCTTTGTAAACCATCGGCCGCGGCTCGTCCGAGTACGCCAGCAGGAACTTGAACATAACCTCGAACAGGTCAGCATATGCGGCGTTCTTCATCACCTTGCGGCTTTCCAGTCGTCCGGCGGTCTGCGCCGCTGCAAACTGCTTTGCCGTACCGCTCGTTGCCGTGCTGTCCTTACGTCCCTGAAACGAATCCGTAATACCGATCAGGTTGCGCATTGCCGTGTAGGTGCTGTCCTCAAACGCCATATCGCGCGAGATATCCGGCTGCAAGGTAAGCACATCGAGCATTGCCTTTTCTTCCGGGCCCTCGATTTCAAGCACCTTGAAATTCTCATCCGTGCGCCTAATCTGCTTGCCCCTCGGCAGTGTGATGACCGAGCCGCCGCCCAGCAGCTTTTGCGAAATTGCGCTGTCGAGCTTGTTAATCAGCATCTGCTGGTCTCGTATCATGTCCACGTCCGACGACCCGAGCAGCTTTCCGACAACGGACACATTGCGCCGCAGTACTACCGGATACACATCCGGTTTGTAGTACGGAATCATGTCGTTTTCCTCGTGCTGTGTAACGGTTGGGTTGCCCATCTCATCGAGCTGCACTTTATCTACGATCTTGGTCATCGGGATGCCGTTTTCATCCGTCCGTGCGAAGTCCTTGACGGTTTTCTGTTCACCGTTCTTACTGCCGCAGTACGGGCAGGTATCGCCCTGCATATCCGCGCCGCACTTGCTGCAAGTCTTAATGCGCCGCGCCTGATAGTCTTCCATGTATTCAAGCAGTACGTCATTGCACCACGCCACGCGCCCGATACCGCCGTCAGCGTTGCGGAAATATCCGATGTTCTCGGTAACGAGATCGTCCGCCGTGCCCTGCTCAAAGCCTCGTGCGTCCGGCTGTTCCTCGTCCTCGTCGGAAACGTCCTTGCCGTACTTCTTCTTGATGTACTCCTTGCTCTGTGCGAGCTGGATGAAGAAGTAATCCATTTCCGGGATATTGTAAACGCCCGGCTGCGGGATAAACTGTTTCGGATGCAGCAGTGTAACACTCAGCGCGCCGCGCGTGGTGTGCGTCCGCTTGGTGTTGTCCCATTCCACAAGGAACAAATCGCCGCCGTGCGTCGGTGTGGTTCTCTCGTCCTGATCGTTCAGCCGTTCAAAGGGCAGCCGGTCAAGCTCATTTCGGATATAGTCCTCAATGGTCTTTGCGAGCTGCTCGTCCTCCTCGTGTCGCGGCGTAACCTTGGGCGTGGGAATATCGCTCGATACTTCCGCCTCGATGATTTCCGCAACCACGTTCCGCGCAACTACTGCGTCTTGCGTTTTCTGGTTCTTGCCGTGCACCTTGTCGATTTTGTGTGTTCCCCGGTAGATTTCTTCCCGCTCGACCATCAGATTAAGCTCGTCCTGATACCGGCTCCTCGCCTTGCTCAGCCTGTCCTGCCACTTCTTCAAAATCGCCTCGTCGCTCTTGCCCGTTTTATCAAACGGATTTTGCATTTTATCACCTCATTTTCAAAACGGGTTGCCCCATTTAGACAATAGATACTCCTGTCCGCTCTTGTCGGCGTTGTAGTAATCCTCGTACATATCATCCGTCCACTTCGCCCGCTTGCCTCGTGGCTTGTCCTCGGTGTAGCTCTGCTGTGTGCGTGCATAGTAGGCGATAGCCAGCGCCATAACGCAGTCATCGTGTGCGCCCTGTTCCGCCTCTGCTCTGCCCTTCTCGTTGCGGACAAACGTCAGCATTTCGCCGAGCGTGTCCGCATCGTTCAGCAGCTCCACACTCTCGCGTACCACCTCAACCAGTCCGGCAATAATAACCGGACGGGTGACGCTTGTGGTTTTGAAGCCGTAGCTGTCGCGGGGTCTGTGGGTGTAGTTGTCCTCGGTCTGCCGGACATACTGCCGCGGATACCGCAGCCGTTGCAGCTCCTTGATGGGGTAGCTGCTGTAATTCGCCTCTATCGCAATCAGTGCGGTATTGTAGTAGATACCGAGGCAATACATCTGTGCGGCGTAAACGTCCTCGTCGAACTGATGCCGCAGCGTGCAGACCTGCCGCCCGTTGGTGTTGTCGAGCACCTGCCCAACAAACCAGTCCGAGCCTTCGCCGGACGTATCCCCGCCGATCACATACGGCACGCCCTCGCGCCTGTCCTGATAGATGGATATATAGCCGTCGTCAGCGTCCACCCACTTAATGCTCTTGTCGTCTATCCTGACTTGATTCGCCAGTGCATCAAACGTTGTGGAGTACACAAAGTAACCGCGCCGCTCTGCCGGTGGAAGCTCTGATAGCCTGCCGTTGACCTTGGCAGCGTCGAAGATCGTCTTACCGATAACGCCCCACTGCCCCAGACAATACACTTGATAGTAATACGGGTCGCTATCCTTGTACCCCTCAAGCGTGCGCTTGTAGTCCTCATCAAGCCATGCGTTATCCTTGTATGTGGTCTTGAGCGTCACCGCCCGCTCATCCTTGCGATCAAAGAACCGCTTTTTAAGCCAGTGCAGCACGTTGATCGGGTTGAACGAAAGCGTTATCTGTCCGTGTATCCGCTTGCCTCGCAGACGGATATCAAGCTGATTAAAGTCGGCTTCCGAAATCTCGCTTGCCTCCTCTATCCAGATGTCGGTCAGCTCGCCATTCGGGAAGGTAACAGATTTGATCTTCTCCGAGTCATCGAGCCCCTTAAAAATGCAGGCGTTTCCGGTCAGCCGGCACACAATCTTGAGGTCAGTAACATCGAACAGGCTTTGCAAGCCCCAGCTGTTAATTACCTGCTGCATCAGCGCAAACGTACTCGTTCGGTTGGTATCGCCTACATTGCGCACTACAAGCACATTGCAAAGCGGCTTGCTCATCATGCGCACGGTCAGCCGTTGCGCAGTGAACACGCTCTTGCCGCTGCCCGCGCCGCCGAACAGCACAATATAACGGTGCTCATCATCCGAAAGGAGCGGCAGGTAAGCCGCATTGAATGCCCGCTTGGGAATGTTTACTTGCACCTGCTCACCTCCCGAATTGAACAAAAGTTACGTTTTGCATAATTCGCGCCGCTTTCCGTCCCGTTCCGAAGTATAAACCCCGGAAAAATTGGCATCCATCCGCGCGAAAACGCCCAATTTTGCAAGACATGAAAACCGAACTTGCAAAACAGGGTAAAAAAATAAGCCTGCACCGCCCGAAAGCGGCTGCAAGCCGTCACTCTGTATCTTTCATTTCGTCATCATCCAGCAGCTTTACCGTGATCGTCTGCGCTCCTACGATTTCCCGACGCTCGATAAATGCGCCGATACTCCGTGCGCGCAGCTCAGAGGCTTTCAGGCGGTCTTTTATGTCTGCCTTATCATTACGCATGGTATCCGTCCAAAATGCGTTAATCTCCGCCATATCCGCCACACGGGCACAATCTAACAGCTCATCCCGCTCTGATACGTATTTGCTTAGTTTTGCTAAGTTTTGCGCGCCTATCGTGTGGTGATTATTTCCCTTGTACCCGGCAAGCCGTGCCGCCTCTGTGGCTGTCTTGCCTTGCTTGTAGTAATCAATCCATGCCCGCTGTTTTGCGGTCAGCTTTTCCATACTCTCGCCCCCTTTTACTATATAGACACAAAAAAGCCGCCCCGGTTGATTGGAGCGGCTTTTGTCTGCCTACATTGTTTACTTGTCCATGTCTGCCGTTATCAGCTTATATACATAGCTGTTCAGGCTTTCGCCCTTGCTGGCTGCATACTCCTTAATGCGTTCGCGTTCTCCCTTGGGTACTACGATATTAAGTCGATCGTATGCTTTCGCGTTATACTTATTACTCGCCCGTGTTCGTGCGTTTGGGTCAACTGCCATGGTATCACCTCCCTGTTATAGTGTACCACAGCCGCTATCATTGCTCAATTATACAATTCCACCAAATATCATTACTCAATTATGTTCACTTTGCCTATTGTTTATCATTGCTCAATGATATATACTGTAATCACAACAAAGGAAAACACAAAAAACAATTTGGAGGTACACACCAGGACTGACATTCTCACTACTCTCGACAACCGCTTCTGCGGTAAGTACACTAACTGCATCGGCTGCCCGCTCTATGACGCCTGCTGCCTCTGCAGATGCATTCCGGCCGACGCTTGGAGGAAGCCGGACGAAGAGATCGAACAGCTCTTCCGGAAAGGTCTCACGGAAGCCCTCGCCGCTTACGACGCACAGCACTAACGGTTCTCGCGGGTTCACCCTTAAAGCCCGCACCCATAAATTTTTTATTTGGAGGTACACACCATGAACACCATCAAGCACACCGAGTACATCTACAACGGCCGCCGCGTTATCCTCGACACTAGCGAACTCGCGCCGGGCAAATACGAGACTATGCTCCTGTACCCCACCAACGGCCACGAGATTGCCTGCCGCACGGCACACACCGAGGCGGACGCAATCGCAGACTTTGACGAGCTGCTGACCGCCTACCCGGCAGACACCAAGCCCGCAGCACCCAAGCCGCTTACCGGCAAGTACGCAAAGCTCCGCGACGACCTGCGCAAGGTGTACGAGATCGGCAAAGCCGCAGCCGCACAAGTTGATGACGGCGGCACCTGTAATTTAGATGCGCCCTCTCTCCTGCTCCCGCGCTGGCAGTCCGCCAAGATCGAGCAGGCTTGCAAGGAGGCCGGATGCGGCTGCTTTGAGTGGACGTGCTTTAACCGGCGTTGGGTTATCTGCTTTCACATTCCCGGTCAGGCGTACAAGCGCGAGACCGCAGCCGAGGCAATGACCAAGGCGCTTGCTGATATGGGCTATGATGCCCTTACCTACTGCGCTATTGACTAACCAGCTTAACCACGCCCCGCCCCGGAGGTCACGAGGGCATTTCCTCCCGCCCGGCTCATGCACCCGCAGCGTGAGATATGCAACTTGACCAAAAAAATTTTGCCGCTCCTTTGATGGTAGCCCTCTTGACAACGTGCCGTTTTGACGGCACAATAGAGACAGCAAAGCAAATAGACAAGGGCGTTGACTTGTCCGCCCATGATATAACCTAAGGAGGTATAATATGTACACAAGCAGAGAAGGACGCAAAACGCAAGACCTCCTTGCCGTCGCCCTCGAATCCTCGAACCCCGGATGCGACATCAGCATCAGCCAGTTTGACGGCCGCTATTACTGCGTCGTCACCTCTCCCGCCGGCGAGCGTGCCGAGTTTGAGGTGCTGGTGCAGGATGTCGAGCTTTTCCCGGACGATCTCCCGCAGTCCCCCGTTTTCGAGGCGCAGCGCCTCTTCCGGTCCACCGGCTACCGGACCGATACGCTGGTATACAGTCCGAGCGACGGCGCATATGCTACAGATGTCCTCGACAGCGATGGCGAGATTATCGGCTTTCTGCTTGCACCCAACGGCGCGAGCGGCGTGCAAGACCTCAAGATCATGGTAGACGAGGAGGGTTAACATGCCAACCACAGCATGACCCTCGACGAAGCCCTCGACCTCGTAGGTGCAGAGCCCCTCGAAGTCGAAAACTCGTGTGACCCGGATTACATCCTTAACGGCGTTGAACTCCGGTACGACGATCTCGACCTCGTACCGGATAATTACGGCGAGGAAAGCGAATC